GCATTTGGGTTCTGTAGTATTCCCGTTGCTGTTTGCTCATCCATAAGTGGAGTATTTGATTCTGAAGGCACTTCGAAATTACCAGAAAAATACTTTCTAGCATTCAATATAGCGTCTTCAGTTGAATTTGGGTTTTGCAAGATACTACTTGCTTCGGATTCATCCATAAGTTTCAGTGCTGGAGCAGACTGTTCTACTGGTGTCTCTAATGCTGGTGGCATCAAATCATCTATGTAACCATCTGAACCTGTTTTCCCAGAGAATAACCTATATGCCTCAGTTTTTTCTAGTTGATCCATGTCTCCGTTGTACTGATCTGACAATGCCTCACCAAGAGTATCCTGTGGTAATAAGATTGGTTTCTTTTTCTTTTTTTTAAGTAATATTGCGCGTGACATTAGAAACCTCCTTTATCTCGTATGTGGGTTGGGTGTGCTTCCTCTAAAGAAAGACCCTGTACCTTGCTGTGCTTGTGGGTAATACTCTTGCTGAAAACCGAAGCCAGCCATTCCACCACCAAGTGCGGCGGCATACGGATTATTTAAGTTAGCTTGTACGCCATTACCAGACGAGTTTGGAGCCTTACCCAAGATACCTGATTGATAGCCTTTGCGCTGATCCATCTCAAAGTCACGCTGGTCTTCAAATTGTTGCTTCTGATCATTCAGCTGTGCTTGGTTATAGCCTTGTAAGGCATTACCAGCGTTCATACCAAAGTTAGCACCTTGTCCTAGTGTGTTCATTCCTACACCATAAGCACTTTGGATGCTTTGGTTGGCTTGTCCAGCACCTTGCAATGCAGAACCTTGGTCACTAAACTGCTGTGCCTGTTGGTTAAGACTACGATCTATAAGACTATTCTGGATGTTTGTAGCTACATCGGCACGTCTGTCATCATATGCTCGGTTAGCTACTGCTTCCGCTACACCAGCGCGACTAGAGTTCATGTTGCCAGAACCCATTGCCGCCATGTCTATACCAGTCAAAGTGTTTTCTTGTAGGTTACGGCGATCATCACGCATTGCGGCGTCTACTAAAGACCCAGAGTTTGCTGATGCGTAGTTCATAGCGTTACCAAGTCGGTCTTGCTGTGCCGCTTCTGACATACCTTGATACTGTCCGTACAATGAGTTTGCGTTGTTACCAAAGCCAGCTGTATTGCCCATCATGGCATTACCACTGTTCATCATGTTAGTACCAAAGTTGCCCATAGTATTTGCAGTGCCTGTCTGGAACTGGTTAGGTGCGGCTAGAGTTTGGCCTTGGTAGGCTCCAGTGTTTAAGACACCATCTAGTGCACCTTGACTGCCTTTTAGGTTAGCATCCACGTATGGTTTGTATTGGTTAAACGCCGCCATCTTTGCGGCATTTGCTTTGTCCATAGATTTTGATTGCATCTTTGAGCCAAGTAAGCTGGCTCCAGCACCTATAATTGCGCCCCACATATAATATTCCTTTTATTTTATACAGCTATCCAAGCTGTGCCATTGTAGACAACAAGTTTAGATACGCCTGATCCTAGTGGTTCCCAAGGGTACACGGCATAACGCACCATGCCCTTTCTTGGGTTGGTAGGTTCTCTGTCGGTTACTTGGGTACTTGCGTCTGCTAATGATTTTATAGACGCTTCGATCTCTCGTAGTTCTTCCTGTAAGTAGTTGGGGAGGAACTCTGGAGAGAGTGTTGGTGCTTGGCGTCTAACATAAGCAGACACCAGCATATTAATTTTATCTGAGATAGCCATTGTTATCTCCTACCAGTCACAGTGATCTCGACATCCATACCCGTAAAGTTGAAGTCTTTGTCATCTGTGGTTGCCAGCTTGTACGACAAGTATCTGCCAGACATACGTGCATCTACTTTGTAGTCAGTAAGAGCATTAAAGGTTACTGCACTGCCGTAGTTAGGGGTGGCATGAGGTGTATCGGCAGCTCCAAAAGTAAAATTAAACTGACCATTAGAACTGTCAGTAGATACTTGTGGGGCTAGTCTGGAGATAACCTTGTAGCCTGTCAGTGGTATTCCTTGTTCATCAAGGTCAAGACCTACACGTTCTATAAAGAACGGCTTAGATACTGCCGTGTCTATAGCCTGTGATAGACTACCTTTTTCTATCAAGTCGATACCATAGACCTTACTGTTAGCTACCCCACCCCCAGCTTTCGCTAGGACAAGTGGGTGTCTTTGGTATGGGCTTTCTTGAGAGTGGTATGAGCCACCTACAGTTTCATAGGTAGTCGTAGCGTCTGCATATGTTGACGCTGTGTTTACGTTGGCTTCAGCACCAGAGACTACGTTAGGTAGATCATAGAATGACCATATGTCTTCTTTGTAGTTGTAGACAGCGGCTCGGTTACATGCGTCACCATCTGCGTATTCAGCCATGTCGTCTCCGCTGTGGTAACAGAAGTATACCTCTTCGAGCATTGAGTTATGTAAGACAAAACACTGTTCAGTCTTAGAGTTGTCTAGGCCGTTAAAGATGTAGTCTCGGACTCGACCATCGCATATAGACTGGCGTGTGTTGCCATCGGTTACATATATGTCATCCCTGTCAAAGACGTAGTGTCTACCTTCGATCTCTTGTATGCAGTTCTGGTTGATTACCCCAGCGTCATCAAAGAGTTTCCTAAAGTTAAATATGAATGCACCACCGACAAACTCCATCATCCACACTTGGTCTTGTGAGTAGACAAGGAAGTTGGAGCCTAAAGTAGCACCATCAACTATGGGGGTCTTCATTTGCACTAGGTCATTAAAGCCAGCACTGTTGGTTAAGTCTGAGGCATCCCATGTACTAGGGACTTGGTTAGCTAACACGGGGTCACTAAAGCGAACTCTGTTAGGGAAGTCCGTACCGCTTTCCACTGTTCCTAGTGCTAACAAGAAGTCACCATATGATCTCATGGCTGTCGTGGTTACGCCACTAGGCCAGTTGGTCAATGCAGTAAAGTTAGTTGCGCTGGGTACTCTATGTACTGGCACAGTGTTTGATCTGTTGATATACTGGACGTCTGCAAGTATTGTAGCTGTCACGGGTGTGATAGACGATGCAGACAGTGAACTGTTAAACTTCTGGGATAGGACACCATTAGTCATCTCAAAGATGTCAAAGGTATCATCCACCACTATAACTGTATCGAAACCCGTGAGGGCATCAATGCCATAGATGAACTTAGGAGTAATTGATAGGTTGCCTGAGATGCTCCTGTATATGGGTGCTCTAGTTACCTTGGCTTCATTGAACCTGACGTTCTTGGCTCTGGTGTAGGCATTGATGGGTAGGCTGTATGGGTCGATGTCTGTAATGACACCAACAGACCCAAGCCCACGTATTGGGAGGTTAGTCATGGTGGGCTACTCCTCCACTAATTAAGATTTCATTATGTAGGCTAGGGCATAGTAGGGGGGTCTGTTCTCGTGTGAACTTCCGCTACCTTGGTTGCCTGTAGTACCACTGATTGACACTGTGTGGTTGTGGCTACCAGCGGCTCCTGTGGAGTTCCCTAGTAGGTTAGCACCATGAAGACCAGGGGCACCAGATGACGCATTACCAGCACGTCCAGAGTCTCCAGGATATGGTTTAGCTACGCTCCCGTGGGTGTGGTTGCCTATAGTGCTAGTAGTACCAGAGCCACTAAAGCTGTGACTGTGTGCTGGTATGTTGGCTGTAGATAAGCTGACAGCATCAGTACCACCTGTGGCGTTGACTGCATAGGATGAACCAGCACCCACCACAAAACGATTACGAAGGTCTGGGGTACTGTTGGAGCCATTACATAAGACCCAACCAGTAGGTATCGCTGAGACTGCCCCAGACCACATTATGATACCACCAGAAGGTATGCCACCAGTGGCGGCTATAGCATTCAATTGTGCTGTCGTAGCAGTCAATCCGTCTAGCTTATTGATTTCCGCTGGTGACGCTGTAACGCCTGTGAGAGCATTGAGTTCTGTGTGTGACGATGTGATTGCACCAGTGACGTTTGGTAACGTGGATTTGATGGTGGCTTTAAGTAGTCTGATGTGGTCATCAGCTTGCGCCAAGCCGTCCGTTGAGGCTGGGTTTGAGGCGTTAAGACTGCTGATGTAAGTTCCTGTTTCGAGTGCCATATCTGGGGTTCCTCTGTTGTGTTTCTGGGGATGGCTCTTGTTTCGAAGGCCGAACAACAACAACAA